TTAATCTTGCAATCGGATCATTTAATTTGTTTCCCATAGTTAGTGTATCTTTTTAAGCCTCGTTTTGGCACAACGATTTCATTCATTTGGTATAAACAAATGTAATAAAACAATATAAATAACGAGCCAATAGTCTTTTTCTTTTCTGCATATTGTAGTAAAATGAGTATTTATCCCCATTAGCTGGCTTCGACTTTTAAGGAAATCGTGATTGATTTATTCTAATTCATTTAATAACTCGCTTAGCATCGTCAGGATGCTAAGCGAATTTTCGGCTGCCAATCTACTGAGAGCCTCACTTGAAGTGAGAATCTCAGAAATATCATTTATCATTACTAACTAAATTTTACCCTCCCCAACCGTCGCGATCTAAACTTCTATACTGAATGGCTTCCGCCAGATGATCGCTTTCAATATTTTCGGAACCTGCCAAGTCGGCTATGGTGCGTGAAACTTTCAGGATTCTATCATAGGCCCTTGCCGATAAACCAACTTTCTCCATGGCAGTTTTTAGCAACTGATTTCCCGCCTCATCGGGTTGGCAATGCTTTCGTAACAATTTAGAACTCATTTGCGCATTGCAATGCATGCCTTCCTCATCTTTGAATCGCTCAATCTGTTCTTCTCTAGCAGCCTCTACTCTTTGGCGAATCTCCTCACTTTTTTCTGATAATCTTGTATCCGATATTTTATCGAAGGAAACCGGCACCACTTCAATGTGTATGTCTATCCTGTCTAACAAAGGTCCGCTAATTTTACTCAAATATTTTTGAACCATTCCTGGTCCGCACAAGCAATCTTTATCAGGATGATTGTAGTATCCGCAAGGACAAGGATTCATTGAGGAAATCAGCATGGTGCTTGCTGGATACTCGACCGTAAACTTCGCACGGGAAATGGTAATGGTTCTATCCTCTAACGGTTGACGCATCACTTCCAACACAGTACGCTTGAACTCTGGTAGCTCATCTAAAAAAAGTACGCCATTGTGCGAAAGGCTAATTTCTCCGGGTTGTGGGAAAGTACCTCCACCAACTAAGGCCACGTCTTCGGTATTGAATTCCGATGCGGCATTAATTATTTTATATATTTGTAATATGGAAGCGACAAAATTAGCATGTGTTTACGCTCGTGTTAGCACGGATAAACAAGACACCAGACAACAAATAAACGATTTAAAAAGATACGCAAAATACAAAGGATATAAAATCTTTAAAATTTACGATGAACAAATATCTGGAACAACAGAAGGCGAAAGTCGATCTGCTTTCGCTGATATGTTGCTAGAAATCCAAAAAGGAGAAATCAAACATATATTAGTATGGGAACTTTCTCGTCTTGGGAGAAGTGTTCTGGATGTATTGAAAAACGTAGAATTATTTACAAAGTTAGGTGTTAATATATTCATCCATAAAGAGAACCTTAGCACGCTAAATGATGACGGCACACAGAATGCCACCAGTAAACTATTTATTAGCATGCTAGGTGGCTTTGCTGAATTTGAACTTGAAACAACACGTCAAAGGATAATTAGAGGCGTTAAAGATTCCAAGACAAAAGGGTCTGCAAATGGTGGAGCGTTACAGTATTATGGCTTTAAGAATGAATCTAAGAAACTCGTCATAAACGTTGAAGAAGCTGAAATAATCAAGCAGATTTTTAACATGTACACTGAGAAAGAAATGGGAACTAGCAGTATTGCTAATGAGTTGCAACACCGATCAATTCCAACAAAATATAATTCAACATTTAGTAAAAAGATCAAGATATCGAAAGGTAAGTATCGATCACCAAATGCATTCATATGGGTGGATGCTGTAATCTGGAACATTCTCAGAAATAGTATTTACCGTGGATTGAGACGAACAAAATCATATCCAGAGTATAGGGGCAATCCAAACTTTATTAAAAGAGATCCTAAAAAATACAAACATTTGAATTTCGACAAATGGGATTATATTCCGCTGGATGATCAAATTATCAGTACTTCCCAATGGAATAAAGCCCAAGAGATTTTAAACAGCAAATCTAATCAAGCTGCAGCGGAGAGTAAATTTATAAATATTGTGAAAGGTCTTATTTCATGCTCTAATTGTAATCAGCCTTATTTCATGCACAAAAGAAGTTCTAAGAACGGCCTCGCTGGTAGAGATAACGCTTATCGGTGTTTGAGCAAAAGAGGTGGCCGCTATGGTGAAGTTGATTGTAAAAATGTCGGGGCAAATATTGATAAGGTTAATTTCATCGTTCACAACATCCTGACAAGAGTCGATACAAATACGAATCCAACACCAGAACTATTAAAGGAGATGCAGGATTTGAATTTGAAGCAGGAAAAGAACGATAGAAGATTAAAACGTCTTTTAAAGCAAAAGAAGAAATACTTGAAACAAGGTTCTACGTATGGCATGAAAGATAATGTTCTGAAAGAATTATTAGCTGAAAATTCTCAAGATCAACATGAAGCTACAGAGCTAAGCAATCACTTTAAAGCTGAATATTCACGTCTGGAAGATAAGCTATATACTTTCAATGATCCATGGAGTAAAATATCAACTGTTCCAACCGATGCAAGTATGCTAAAGGATACCATAAAAAAACTAGTTTCTAAAGTTGTCGTATCCAAATCAGATAAAACTTTTCCAGAACATTTTCCAAATCCAAAAGATACAATCACACAAATAGATGTGACAATGATCAGCGGTCAAAAACTTACTGGATACCTTTCCAGATTCACAAGCAAATACGTTATTGTTGAAGGTGAACCAGTGGCTTATGATGCCAAACTGATAAACATTCTCCTATAAACTATCTATCCGTGATAATTTGACCAACAATCCCAGTAAAAAAGGGGCTTTTAGGCGATTTAGAATTTCTAACAAATTTCTAACTGTCAGTATTTTAAGCACAATATGCGAAATGGCAGAATTCCTATACATATAAGCGGTTAAAGTTGATTTTCCCAGTTTTAGCCTAAATACTTGATTGCAGCGCCTTTAATTGTATGTTTTTACTATTAGTTATGTAACTACGATTTGGGCGGTTTTGTGAGTTTTGCGTGTGTGGCGACATTGTCACAAAGCTGATTATCAATAAGGTTGCGGAAACGAAACCCACTTAATTGTACTGAAACAGAAACATGCTCTCAGCAACAAAATCGAAAAACTCGGTGAATACGTTCACAAAAAAACCACTTTCACACAGCCCAAATTTACCCAACAGAAACCATCTTCCGTAAAAAACCATTGGTCTTGAGCGCCTTTGGTTCCCGGTATTTTAAATACCATGAGCCTCTTTTCATCGTCATCAATTATAAGCACGAATTGAGGCGATTTAAGGACATAATAAAAGAGCTGAACAAATGACATTGCTCAGCTCTCAAAAGCCCTTAAGTACAGCACAAACAGCTTATTAAGCTTTCAGTAATCTGGATATTTGAACCACACTTTTAAATTCTTTTCCTCTGCTTGTTTTAAACCCTGATTTATTTAACTCCCTCAAACATTCAGCCTTACTTTTTCCAGATTCCATTAGAGCCAAAATAAGGCGTTTTGCTTGTCGGTTGTTGTCATTACTCATTGCCTTCGCTTTCATGCTCTCAGCCCCCTTAACACGCCCCTCATTAGTGAAGTTTTGCATTTGTCCTTTGTATCCTTTGGCTTGTAATGCTTCGCTGGTACGTTTAGAAATCATTTCTCTTTCGTGTTGCGCCATTACTGCAAACATTCCGAACGTCATAGTTGTAACTTCTGGCATATCACAAATTACAATCTCAATACCACTATCCCTGATTGCGAACAAATGCGAAACCTTTCTCCCTAATCGATCAAGTTTAGATACAATCAGCGTTGCACCTGTTTCTTGAGCGGTTTTAATAGCATCATTTAATTTTGGTCTGTTAGTGTTCTTCCCAGATTCCACTTCAATAAATTCCTTCAATAATTCGCCCTTACCGTTGATATATTGCTGGATTGTATTCTTTTGTGCCTGCTCACCAAGACCGCTAATATGTTGTGTTTTAGTACTTACTCTCACATATGATACAAATTTTGTCATGCTGCTTGTGTGTTGGTTCAATGCAAAGATAATAAAAAGATACAAATCTACAACGTGCGTTCTAGTTTTGTTCCTCTTCTTTACATTGCTGTCTATATAGAATGATTCTGAATAAATCGAAGGGTGGAGTGCCTTCGGGTTGGGGTGGGCATTCTCACGATAGACTTATTTTTGACAGTTCCGTTTTTGAGAATTGTTCTGGATGTCTCCACAGATCGTGTGGAGAGTTCCTAAGTTAAACTTAGCCACTCAACAAAACACAAGGGTCGCCCCCTTTCATATAGGAAAGAAATTTTTTTTCGGATTTTTTTCTGGAAGAAATGAGATTTAGATTAGAACGAAGTGAAATACCGTGAGCGATAGCGAACTTTTATTTGGAGCTGGAATATGATGACTTGTTAAAGCTTTTTCTCGCTCTCACTTTCCAGCTCTATTATATCTCTTTCTATAACCGCCAAAACAAAATGTACACAAATATAAATCAAATTGTGCATTGAAAAACACACGCACACATAAAAACAAAAGGGGCACTAAGCCCCTTACTCTCCTTTATAGTAATACATGATATCAACATACTTTGCATTGTGGTTTGTTGAAGTGTTAACCGCCACACGCTCTGCATTAGCAAACGGATTTGCCTGTGCTGATACCGTACTGATCCACTCGCAAAGCTCCACAATTTGCGACTTGTTTGATGTGAAGTAAAAATAATCCTGACCATGCACTACTTGCAATACATCTAAATAGTCTTTTAGCTTCCAGTAACCGTCGCTATTGTATGTGCTGCTATCGGTGCTTAGGTAAGGAGGGTCGACGAAAAACACCACCTTCGACATATCCTTACACAAATTAAATAACTGCTTGTAATCGAGGCTTACGACCTCAACACCGTCCAAATAACCATCGGTTACATAATTGCTTTGCCTCACCGAGTTGT